GGTTGAGGGCGGTGGTCGAAAAGAGGTCCATAGTCAGGGCTTCCCGTTGCTTTCTTCGAGGTTGTCTCGGTTAGCCCATCGGCTTAACGAGCCAGATCGACTTCGTGCGGAAGACCGCATCCACCGATCCGAGGGTGTGTCCGGCGCCGAGGATCAGCTTGTCCTGATCGACTTCGCCAGCGATGTAGACGATGGCCTCCACGTCAGCGGAGGTCGCATCGACCCCCTCACTGAGGATCGCGTCGGGCGTCTGCGAACCATCGTTCGCCGCCGCGATGGACTTGAGGTACTTCTTGTCGGCCGAGACCTGGCCGAGCACCGTGCCACGGTCGAGCTTTCCAGCGCCCGACTTGATCGTCACCTTGCGGGCGCGATGGTGGCCGAGCATGAGCATGCTCGGGACGTATGCGCCTTCGTTCTCAAACTTCGCCACCGTTGCGGCTCCTTAGTTGCCGGACGCGAGCTTCATCGCGCCGAGAATTGCGTTGACTGCGGCTTCGTCGCCCTGCGCATTTTCCTGACCCTGCGACGGAGCGACGCCAGCGTTGGCTTCGGTGTCCGACTTGACGTCAGCAGCGCGCTCGGTGCGCTTGGCCTTTTCAGCAGCCACGATCATGGCCGAGAACTCATGGGCCGAAGAGCCCGTTTCGATAGCCTTCTGCGCAGCGGCTTCGTAACCCGGCAGGGTCAGGCCCATGATCTCGGTGACGCGCTTGCGCTCGACCGCGACGGGGTCCTTCGCGGCGGCTGCGGCAGCTTCCGCTTCGGCCTTCGCCTTGGCTTCGGCATCGGCCTTCGCCTTGGCATCGATCTCGGCCTGCATTTCGGCGCGAACCTGCGCTGCGAACGCAGCCTTCTCTTGTTCGTTCATCTCGACTTCTCCACTTTGGCCGTGCGCGGCCGGGTTAAAACCGAAGGAAGCCTTCGGACTTTCGCCGCGAGCCAAGCTCGCGAGAACCTGTTCGAACGTCGCGACGCCATCGGCCATTCCGGCATCGACTGCCGCCTTGCCGATCAGGACATCGCCCTGGCCGAAACGTTCGAGGGCATGTTCGACGCTCACGCCGCGATACTTCGCGACCGTCTCGACGAACACGGCGGCCATTGAGTCAACGCGCGCTTGAACGCGGTCACGGCCTTCCTGGGTGTTGATGTCCACGCGCTTGTAGGGCGACTGCGAAGACACAAATTCGATGGTCTTGATGCCGCGCGCCGCGTCCTGCGCGGACGTGTCTCGGTAGCCCGCCACGACGCCCATGGAGCCCAGCGCAGCGGTCGGGCCGATAATGAACTCGTCAGATGCGGCGCCCAACCAGAACGCAGCGGAAGCCGCCTGATCGCCTGCATAGGAGACGATGCGCTTACGGCCGCGCACTTCGTTGATCGCCGTGGCAAGCTCCGCAACGCCAGCGGCCTCGCCCCCAGGCGAGTGGATGTTGAGCAGGATCGCGCTGATGGACGCATTGTCCATCGCAGCCTGAAGATCGCGACGCACGGTCTCATACGCGGTCGCGCCGCAGAACGTGGTCATGAGGTTGGCGCGCTTGAACAAGGGGCCAGCCACGTCGATGATCGCCACGTTGCCGCGACGGGTCGCGCGCTCGGAACGCTCAAGCTCTTGGCCTCGATAGGCTTCGAGCATCTGCGGCGTGATCTGGTTTTCGCGCGCGGCGATCTCCATGATCTGGCGCAGAGCACCTTCATCCATGGCCCAATTGGCCGTGAGAGCGGCGTCGAAGATCAGCGGGTTGCGAACGTTGACGGTCATTGCTTCTTCTCGGGCTTCTTCGGCTGCGTCGGTTCGTCGGTCGGCTGCTCGCTCACGTCTTCCTTGACTTGCGAGCCCATGCCGGACGGCGCGAGGATTTCGGGTTCGAGCTTCGCCTTCGCGCGGGCTTCATGCTCGCGAGCGCGCTGCGCCGTGGTCTGCTCGAAGTCGTCGCCACCGCGCTCGATGATGACCTGCTCGATGGTGCGAGCGCCCAGGTTGACGGCTTCGGTCTCGGCCTTCCATTCCTTGAGCGGGTCGAGGATGATCCGCGCCGGGCCGATCCACTGCGCGCCCAACCAGGCGGCCCGGCGGATGGGGTCGTTGAAGAAGCCGGGAGCCGTGATCAGGCCCGCGTTGATGGCGTCGGTCAGGAACCACTCGTAAACGGGCGCGCAGAAGTTACGGACAAGCCACACGCGACGATCCTTGAAGAACTGCGACGCCATTTCGAGCGCGGCGCGCGAGGCGCTGTAGCTCGACGTGAAGTGCATCATGAGCAGTTCGAACGGGATCGAGAGCGCGACGCCGATCTGCCGGACCACTGACGTGAAGAACGGGTCGAAGTTCGCGGTGTTGGCGGGCTGCGCCGTCTGAACCTCTTCGTCGGTGCCGATATCGACGATGGTGCCCGGTCCCATGGTCACTTCGTTCGCGCCCATGCCGGGATACGCGCCGGGGATCGCCGGAGCGATACCGTCGTCGCCCTGGGTCTTCAGGAAGACGGTGAAGAACGACGACACGACGGCCTTCATCAACTCGGCTTCGCTGTAGCGGTCGAGTTGCTTCAGGATTTCGATGACGGGAGCGAGTTGCGGGATGCCACGATTGAGGCCGGGCCGCATGCGCTCGAAAATATGGAGCACCATCTGCTCGCCGGACTTCTTGCCGAAGGCCGGGACTTCCGTAAAGGCGTTCACGGTGTACGTGACGCGCTCGCCGGGGTGCTCATTGAGCACGTAGTAGCTGACCGGCGCGCCATCTTCGTCGATCTTGACGCCGTCGCGGATCAGGTACTCGCCCTGCAACTCGGTCGGAGTACCGACGCGGTCGGCCTCGATCACGTTGAGCGCGAGCGGCACAACGGCGTTGGGGCGCTTCGGCGTCCGTCGAAGCACGAAAGTGTCGCCGGATTCGAACACGGCGCTGAAAACGAGGCCCTGAAGCTCATAGAAGTTCTGCGTCAGAGTGATGTCGCAAAGTTTCGACTGCGCCCAAAGGTCGAACAGCGTCTCGGTGTTGCGCTCCCACAACTCGGCGGCCTCCGGAGAGAGACCGACAAGCTTCGGGTTCAGCTTCGCGCGCACGCGCAGGCCGGACCCAACGACGTTACTCTTCGAGGTCTGCTTCGCGCCGGTGGCGATGGGGTTGTTGCGGCCGAGATCGCGCGAGCGGCTGCGCAGCGCGGGAAGATCGCCCAACGAGTCGGAATCGGCCGAGCCGGGATGGGTCTTCCACGCCTTCAGCGCCGCGCGGTTCGACTTCGCTCCGGCGTATTGGCCCATGTAGTTGAGCGAGAGGCGCGCATGGTAGCGGCGCGTCGCGAAGTTCGGCGCGACGCCCGCCAGAAAGCGGTCCATCAGGGTCGGGGCAACGGGCTTAATCACAGCGGGATCACCCGCTGAATACGGATGCCGCCGCGCTTCTCACGCGCTGCCTGCTTTTCGAGGCGCTGCGCTCGCTGATCCAGTTGGCGCAGATCGGCGCGCCAAAGCTCACGATCCTTGATCGTGTAACGTTGACCGTTCGACTCGACCGTGGAGATCGAGTTTAGGGTCTCTTCAAGCTGCTCTTCGACGGTCTTTGCCATGACCCGAAGCTACGGGACATGGCTCGCTCGCAAGAGATCGTTCCGATCTCCCTTAGTGGTGCAGGCTCAACGCGAGATAGTCGCGAATTTCGAATAAGTTAACTTCATAGCGCTTTGCATCGTCGGGATGCACCACGATAGCCAGTTTGTTTGCGAACGCCTTTTCCTGAGAAGCATCAGCAAAGGACTGAGCAATGAGTTCGATCACTTTTCTACGCGGCAACTGCAATCGCCCCCGGCCTGTACCTATAGGGGGCATCGCCAATTCACCTATCTCACCTTGGCTTCCCACGAACTCCCATAGCTTTTCCAAAGAAGTGGCAATCTGCGCTTGGGTTGATTGCGCGGTCCCATGCTCATTCAATTCCGACATGGCAAGGAAGTAGAAGTTCTTGCCATGCGCCGGTATTTTGACGACCGTGCCGAACGGGTATCGCTTCTTGTTTCCGGGACTTATAGCGTCGGTGTACGGCACTCCGGTCAGCGCCTTTTTTATTTGCTTATCGAGCTCGTCGGTTTTCCCATCAAAGAAACGTGCAACAACTTGGCCCTGTATGCTCTTCGGCGATATCAGTCCGCTTGCCATGTCCGTATCGAAAGTCGTGTTTGTGCTGACGACAATGTCTTCTTTGCTGCTTAGCAGGTCGCCGATACGCACCTCATAACAAAAGTCCTTTTTTGGAATTTTGTAAGTGACCTTCAAGACCGGCCTGCGCGAGAGCAAAACCCATATGACGGAGATCAAAAGCATCGCCCAAAATGTGATGCCCGGCAGCGTGTCTCGCGGGATCACCTTGAACGAATCAAGAAGCCCGATGATTAGATTCTGCGCGCCAAGAGCCTTCAGAAGGTCAGCACCGGCCTGCTTCGAAAATAATGCGTACTTCCAATATGACCGTGTGAGGTACGATGCAAACCTCATATAGCAAAGCCCAGATTCTGGTAGACGGAGTCGTTGTAGAAGTAAGCCCCACTCTTGCCTTGTGCGCGATAAGATTTATGGCTGGCCGGCCAATTGTCCATCGCGTATGAGATTATCTTTTGGCTAAACGGCACGAAGACCGCTAGTTCATCCTTGATTGCGGGCGGGCATCGACCGTCGCTCTGCCGCGAGCCGTTCAAATTCACACCGACTATTGGCAAATCCAAGCGCAGAGCTACCTCCATTTCCCATTTGACGAACTTAGTTAGCAGCTTCGTTTTCTCGCCGATGAGGACGATGAGAAGTTTCGAGTTCGCAAACCGCTCGCGTAGCTGCCGCTTGATGCTTTCTTCCTGACTGGAGTCTCGCGCGGTATTTAGGTCATGCGCATTGTGGAAGTTGAAGTCATGGTGTTCGTTGTCTTTCCATGCCTGCATCAGCCGATAGTAGTTCATGTCGGTATCACCATCGAAGCAGATGTAAGTCTTGTTGCGATACGCCATGGCAGTTTTTCCTTCTGGTCGGACCGGGAGGGAATTGGACTATTTCGAGCCCCGCGCCCTGGCCAGTTCAGGGCGAAATGCAATACGTTCTGAGAATAAGATGAGCCGCAGCAAGTTGCTTTGACATCTGTCCACAACTTATGAAGAAAGACAAGCCGATGGCGCGCCTATCGTGCTCGCTTCGGGGCGTCCCTGAAGATCACGACATCGTCGGGCGGCACTCCACCGGCGAGATAGATGCGCAATAGCATCTCAATCGTGCCCGAGACAGCCGATTTGCCCTTCTCCATGTTATAGACATGGTCAGTGCCGTGGTCTTCCGACAATCCGAGCGCGCGCACTAGCTCTTGGGCCGTCAGCGGACCGCCGCCGGGCTTCCACATCTGGCCGAGCTTGGTTCGGGCCGCTCGGACATCGTCCTTGGTCATCATGCTTTTCATCTAGCCGCTCAAATCTTAACTTTCAACGCCACGACTGCGCACCCGACGCCGCCCAGGGGCAGCTTGGGGAGCCGCCTGGGTCGGTTCATCGACCTGAACAGGCTGGCGCGGAGCAGCATTCAGCGCGTTCGCCGCTGCCGCCCGCAACGCCATCAATCGCCGCTCCATGTTGATCCCAAGCGAGAGCCGCGCCGCGATGTTGTAGACGCGGAGATCGAGCGGTTCGTTGCGCTGATGGACCTTGTGCCATTCCTTCGTGACAAACCCCTTCCGGTCCGACTTCAGAACAGCCTTTTCGGCGGTCAGGCCCTCGAAGAACTTCTTGTCATAGCTTTCGAGCAGCGGGTAATGGCAGTAGCCGGGGCCGGGTTCTTTCACTTCGAGCCGCTTGTAGTGCATGTCCTTCGCCTGATCGACGCCCAGGACGAAGACCGTGACGTTCTTCGCCTTGTTGACGGTGCCCTTCACCGGCCAGATCGGGCGGCCGGGTCCGCCGATGCCCTTGATGGCGTAGACGCGGCGAGCGATGCGCGTCCGGACGAAATTGTAGACGTGCTGCGTGAAATGGCCGCCAGAGTCGATGCAGGCCGCTTCCACGCGCATCTCGACGCCGGACGGATGCTTGAACGAGCGCAGCAAGGCGTTGTCAATGACCTCCCAAAAGCCGGGAGTGTTGGGCGCGCCATAGTGAACCTTGTAGTCGAGCGACCACGATTCATCGTCCTGGCCCCAACCGCACCACTCGATCTCGGCGCGGTCGTCCTGAATGTCTACTGATCCCGTGACGCAGCCGACGCCGCTCGGGAGGATGATCGCGGCGTCATATTCTTCACGACGGGCATAGATCGAATCCGGGTTGGCGCGCTCGCCCCGCTCTTCCCACGTCTCCGCGAGGCGCGTGTTCACCCAGGTCTTCAGACGCTCGGGGTGCTTCTTCACCAAGACGAAGTCGCGCGCCATCTCGCCGAGAGCGCGCCACGGCGACGCGATACGGTTCAGATGGAAGCCCGCGTGGCCCCTCACTTCCGGCTTCGTGGCGATCCACACGCCGCGCTGGATCGACTTCAGCCGCTCGGCCTCGCTCCACCCGTGATCGCACAGTTCGCCGGTGTCGGGGTCGCTGTATTCGCAGTGATAGCGTGCCGACATCGGGTCGTTGTCGGGCCAGCGAACCTGCGCCCACCGCAGATGTTGCATGTGGCCGCACTTAGGGCACGGCACGAAGAACCGGCGCTGATCGCTTTCCTCATAGGAGGACTCGATGCGCGACGCGCCCTTGATCGTCGGCGTCGAGACTAGCGCGATCTTGCGATTCCAGAACGTCGTGGTTCGCTCGATGGCGAGCGAGACGGGATCGCCTTCCTTACCGGCGCTCGCCTCATAGCGATCAACTTCGTCGCAGAGCAGAATGCGGATCGGGCGCGATGCGAGCGATGCAGGCGAGTTTGCGCCCGCCATGGTGATGTGGCCGCCCGCATATTTCTTGTGAAGGATCGTGTCTTCGGAGTCACGCGCGCTGTTGCCCAGCTTCGCCGCGAGCGGAGGCGTGTCGCGGATCATCGGCGCGAGACGATCCTTCGAATACGCTTCGGCCATCTGCAACGTCGGTTGCAGAATGAGCATCGGGCAAGGATCTAGGTGAACGTGAAAGCCAGCCACGTTGTTGATGACTTCGGTCTTCACCGTCTGCGCCGCGACCATACAGGTGATGATCTCGATCTCAGGATCGGCGAAGGCGTCCATGATGCCGCGCGAAGGCTCGACGCGCGCAGTTGACCACTTGCCCGGCTCGGAAGACGCTTCCGGCGAGAGCACGCGGTATTCGTCCGCCCATTCGGAGACGGTCAGCTTCGGCGGCGGACTGAAGCTCTGCGCAATGATCTCGCGGACCTGCGCACGAAGCCGGGCTTCATACGCAGAGTCTTCATGAAATTCATCGACGACTGCAACGGCGGCGGTCATTAGGCATCCGGCTCGCGCTGATATTCGGGGCAACGCTGACGCGCATCGGTCGGCTGCTCGAAGTTGACGGACGACGCGCGCTGACACACGCCATGCCACTCACCTTCCCGTTTCCAGGCGGTGCAGACTTCGCAACTATTCGGCGGC